TATAACGCACGCTCTAATGGATCCTCAGCCAATTGTTTGCCTGATCCATGCAGTATGTGTGCGATCAATGCTTTAGCACCAGCTACGTTCCCTTCTCCGTAGGAACCGTCTGGTCGCTCGCCGTATAACTTCTGTCTGATTGCAGTTTGCACAGCATCATCTGCACGTGAGACTGCATCTCCAGCCATGCGTACGTAGCCTTGCATTCCATCGACTCCACCGACTGGCTCAGGCTTTACGAACACAGGCGTTATGGAAGTGTGCTCTTGCTGATGCACCTCCTTAACTGGAGCAACAATGACTGGCTTGGGTTCAAGCGCAGCCACAGCCTCTGTGAGCTGCTGACGCACATTGTCAGGCATAGTGCTGACATCTAATCCTTTATTTAATCCATATAGCCGACGCATATCTTCAACTAGCTCAGCGTTGCCTTGGCCCGCTGAATGACCGTAGTTGTCATACGCACTCTCTATCTGTGGAGATGCTAGCTCTGAGCGATAGTAGTCGCCTCCTCTTTCATCAATAAGACGCAGCATCTCTTCAGGAGACAGTTGGAGCATAGCTCCTTGCCTACGTGCAACTGCCTCTTCTGTAGCACGATTGCGTCTCATAATCTTATTTAATACCTCCTACAATTGTATAGCCATAGAACAGGGGAATAATGCTACTAAGAATATATATCATGCTCTCGTTATTCATTGCTACGTGGCACCTCGTAGCTGAATATGAGCATCGTCAACTACATAACAGCCCCTCCCCGGATAACTCCGGGGATATCACATGTGTACATAAACATCTGAAAGACAATGGCTCGTTCATTATCCGGTGCTACCTTCAAGGGAAGCAACAATCGTAAAAAGACTCGCCAAGGCAATGGAACTAATTCCAAGCCTAAGCGTCGTAACGGCAAGCTCCTCCGTGGACAAGGCAGAGGTTGAACATGTTTGTACCTACTGAGTCCACAATCATCCTCGCTGTCATTGGTTTTGTAGGCATCTGCAGCACCGCATTGGTTGTTGCTACTGCCTTCAACCGCAATCAAGCAGCCAACTTCTAACAGCCTTTCCCCGTCTAACGACGGGGTTTTTGCTTATGTAATACATAAGTAATAAATCATGACTGATTTCAAAATTCACTCCACAACTCAAGTTGCTGGAGTTGCTCTCATTGAGCCTCAAACGGAAGACGCATGGCGCTTCCTTGTTGATGAGTGCGATCTGCATGTGATGCAGAACGGCTCAGCTCCAATCGATACTCAGCTAGTCGGCGACTTCATGTCTGATGTCGCTTCCTGCTACCTCGATTGTGAGTACCTCTGAGCTGTTTACAGCCAGGCTTCCGTCTAACGACGGATGCTTTTTTTCGTAAATATATACGTCACATATGACTTCATCAAACATCCCTGAATCAGCTTCTACTGACTTCCTTGCGTCATTGCTGACTGAGAAAGCAGCTGACAAGATCATTGCTGATCTTAACGCTGAGCGTCTGGCCGAAGAGACTGAAGGTCCCTTCAATGGACACGACGAAGAAGGCGTTATCTGCATTGCAGAATCCGCTCTTGAAGCAGCAATCCATGAGTGTGGTCACGTTATGACGCACAAGGTCATGGCCTTGCTTATCTTCCAACGTCTTATCAGCTGGCATGAAGCCATTGCCTTCAAAGACGCTGAAGACAACATCAACTCAGCTATTGGCTGGGCTGATGACATGGGCAAACTCAAGGTTGCTTATGAAGCATTGCGCAACGTCCGCATCACTGATGAGGACTTCACTTGCGATGAAGCTGTCTGACAGCCGTAACAACATAAATCCACTCCACCCCGGCTAACGCCGGGTTTTTGGAGTTTGTTCTTTCGGAGCAATCAAGCTCCACCATTTCATTTCAATCATGGCTACTTACACCAACTACGCCAACTTCAACACCTTCACTGTCGAAGGCCGTATCAGCTACTCTGATGTCAAGAGTGGTCGTAACGGAGAGTTTCTCTCTGTGTCCGTTATCTCCACGCTTGTTAAAGACGGCGCTGAGGTTGAAGTTACTTTCACAGATTCCAACGGTCTGTTGGCTCTGTTCAACAAAGGCTACCTGCGCTCAGGTGCCATGGTCACTCTGACGGGTCGCCTTCAGGGCACTAGCGAAACTTACACCGATGCAAACGGTGAGCTTCGCATGCGCCAGCGTCCTCAAGTGACGATGGCTCAAGTGCAAATCATGACTGGCGGCCTTGGCCCTATCCCCACTAAGGGTGATGCCAAGCCTGCACGTAACGCTCGTCGTCCCGTGCAAGTCACTCCTGCTCAAGCATCCACTTCTGCTCCGGTTGATCAAGCTCCTTCTTGGGCTCTTGGTCAAACCGAAGAGGCTGCATATTGAGCCTTTCTCCCTACCTAACGGTAGGGATATTTTTACTTTCTCTCACTACGTTCGATAACAAAAATGATGTACGAAATCAAGAAAACTCGCTTTGGTCTTTACACGTCCTACGATAAAGACGGTAATGAGCTTGTCACTGGGCCTTCGCCTGAGGCTGTGGATTACGTGACTATGAATATCCACATCCCTGTTCAACAAGGCACCTTCGATGGGTATACCTCGACGCCTTTCAGTGATGGTGGATACAAGCTCTAAGCAACAGCTACACCGTTGCGCTGACCGTTCTTCCCGTTGATACGCACGTTGTCAGCATCGATATAGTAGACCTTATCTCTGCTTGCACCTGGACTATCAATACGGGCAGGGGATTGACTGAGATACATATCCATCTCTTCGCCTCCAGCCATTCTCTTGGTTGGATATACAGCGTCAGTAATGGCTAGTAGATCATCAATCCTTGCTTCAGAAAGCGCTTCTCCTCTGAGCGCTTTGCCGGACCGGCTGAAATGCTGACGTGATTCAATCTCACGACGCAGTGCATCAGTAGCAGCCTCATTCTGTGCTTGCTGTCGATCAAGGCCTACCTCTGTTTGATATTCTCTGGCTAGCTGCTCCCGATCCTTAAATTTATACCCAAGGTCACGCAATCGATCATCCATGATCGGCTGACCGTACTCAATCATTGTCCTCAATGCTTCCTTCTTCGCTTCAAAAGGAGCATCGGCGATTCTATTTAAAAAAGCATCTATCTTTGCACGCTCTTCTGCGCTCAAGTTATTTAGCTGAATGCGGTGGTCACCTGCATACCCATGCATCCCTGATAGGTGATCCCCCTCTGGCATACTCACGAAGTTCTTGGGGTGGTTACCCATGGGTACTCCCAAAGAAGCAGCAAAGTCATTCAGTACTGCAGCTTCTCCTTCATCTGTATTTCTATAAATAGGCTCGTAAACATCAACGATTGCCGTGTGATGCATGTGCTCACCTGGCACGTATCCTCTGTCACTAGAGGTCATACCTTCTTTAATGGGTGCAGATTTATTGTAATCAAGAGAGTAATTCTTGCCTGTGTTCTGCATTGACTGCAGCAACATAGACGCACGCCTCTTGCGTGTGTCCGCATCCATTCATACTTATACCTAAGCTTTTTATCGCTTATGTATCACTAACCTACCTCTATATGCTACCGCTTTAATAATACCTACTAAAATAAAGTAGGCTTCCTAAGTAATAACTATGGCGAGAAAAAGAGGTGGCAAAAAAGGTGGTGGTAAGAAAGGTGGAGGCTCACGTGGAAGGGCCAAGTCCAAGGCACAAGCACGTAAGTCAGCACCTAAAAAGTCAGCACCTAAAAAATCTGCCCCTACCCCTAAAAAATCTTCGCCAGCACCTAGCCGTCGTAGTAGTAGCGGCGGTGGTTCTCGCTCTTCTAGTGGCTCTAGTCGTGGAGGCGGTGGTAGCCGTGGACCGTCTAGACCTTCCCCTAGTAGGCCGAGCGGAGGTAACAGACCTTCGTCTTCCTCTCGGGGTTCATCCAGTTCTGGTAACAAGAACAATTCCCGGCCTACCCTGAGCCGTAAGAGCTTGGGTAATACCATTACCCGCTCTGAAGCAAATAGCCTTACAAGGCAAGGCGTCTCTCAAAAACAAATCAATAAGTTTGCTAAGAAGTCTGGTGTCAAAATCACCAGTAAGTCACAGAAAGCTATCGAGAAAGCCAACGCTCAGAAGAACAAGGGCGTAGGCTTACGTGCCATGAACTTCGGTAATAAGTTCACTCGTTCTGATCTAAACGAAGCAAGAGATGCTGGCTTCAGTGATAAGAAGATTGGCAAGTTTCTTTCAAATACTGGTGCCCGTACTGGTGGCAAGGTTGACCGAGCCCTCAATAACTCTGGCAAAGGCAGTGGTGCCTTCAATCCTCAGCCTCAGCCGAAGCAAGAGCAGCAACCTAGAGGTACCTTTAGTACGCCTACGAAGTCACCTCAGAATGAGGATGACTATGGCTATTACGACGAGTTTGATTACGAGGCATATCAAGATCAAATGCAAAGTTTCCAGGATCAGTTAGCTAACTTCCAGAATCAAGACTTCAACGCCTACGGAGGCGGTGGTGGTACTGGCCTGCAAGCGTTTGATGCTGCTGGCGCTATGGCTGCAATCCAAGCTCAAAACTCTGGCTTCTTCCAAGGCAAAGCTCGTGCTACCGGAATGTTCTCTGGTCAACGTGATTTCACTGGTGGTGGTCAGTCAGGCAAGCTGCCAACCATGTGACCGGCTAACGCCGGTTGAGTCGTAGGTATCTAAAGACCTACGAATGAAATACTTCAAGCAAGAGATGTTTGTGGGCGTCGAAATTGATCGCCCTAACAAACACTCTGTCGTGCAAGTCTTTGACTTTGACGACACAATCACGATCAAGCCTGAAGGGTTTGACAACACCGGCATGTCAAAGGACGAGTTCTTTACTGCATCTCGTCACTTTGAGCCGGACAGGCGGGTGACTGAGCTTCTCAAGCTTACTTACGCCATGGGCGATCACATCGCTGTGGCAACGTCACGTCCGCCTGAGCGGATGTTTGAAACGCTCGCTTGGTTAGATGAAAACAATATACCTGTAGATCAATTACTGATGTCTACTGGTGTTGTTAATTCAGCAATAGCTAAACAAGCAATGCTGCAGAAGTTGCAGCGTGATTACTATAAAGTTGGAATGTTAATTGATGATAGTCCGTACAATTGTAGAGGAGCTGAACTTCAAGGAGTTCAGACTATTTGTGTTAGCAAGAACGATAAGTATTGGGCTTCTAACCCTGAACCCGTCTATCCCCTTTGATCTTATGGCCACCTTCGGAGAAGCTAAAGACCGTGCTCAGTCTTACAAAGCAAGTAATACTGCCCCCAAAGGTGCGTTCAATATCACCATGAGCCCTGACGATATTCCTGATCAACAGGATAACGTCTCGTATGCATACGAATGGCTGACTGGTAGTGGCATTGAAGATTACACCGGGGGTCGCATGAAGCGTATGTCTCCTGCCGGTGCTTCAGGCATGCTTGGTAACTGGATGACTGAGACTGGAGATAGCAATCTCCAAGATCTTGACATCATCGAAGCTAGGGCACGCAAGGGTCGTGGCATAAGTCAGTACACGGGTGCACGACGCACACCGTATGACTCTTGGCGTCAAGGTGTCTTATCTGAAGGCGGTGACCCTAACTCTATGCAGAATCAGCTGGAGTACTTCGCTGATGAATACTTAGGTAAGTATGACCCCAACGGGAACTCCCTCGTTGGCTATACCAAAGCTCTCGATGAACTCGGTGGTATGAATGCCACTCAGGCTGCTACCCACCTGCAGAGAGACTTCTTCCGACCCAGCGAACCCCACCTGGATAGGAGAATCAAAAACGCAAATAACGTTTTCAATAGGTTTAATTAAGGACTGCTTATCAGCGGTTCCTTTTTTTATTCTTCCGGCCTTTCGCCCGGCTTTTAGTCACAAAAGCTGCTGCTAGCTGCCCTCCTGGTGCCGCTGCTTGCGGCTGTGCAGGCTGCTGATAGGGCACTGGTGCTACGTAAGGCTTATATGCAGCGTCGTTAATGTATGGCTGGAAGTTCTTCTTAATAGACTCATACTCTCGTTCACCCAACACACCTGTGCGAATACTTGCGTTGTAGCTCATGGGTGACGGATCTTTCTTATTCAACGTAAGGTCACCAGCGATGCCCATGCTGTGGCCCACTTCATGTTCCATGGTATGCCTACGTGTCTGCGCAGCCATCTTGTTGTAGTCGCCGCCTAATTGTGTGGCGAACTCAGCACCTTTGAATGGCCTGCCATAGCCAAGTGTTTTTAAATCTTCCCCACTAACATTCAACGAACGATTGAACTGGACATAATCATCCATCTGTGCAAAAGCAGGCAAGTGCCCGTGATCTTTGCTGACGTTAAAGTCAGTACTGTAGCCAAGAGCCTTGTCATATTGTCTACTTGGACCGGCCTTGCCTTCAGCTAACTCACCGTAATTAGGCAAAGTTGCACCGTACTTATCTAGTGAATCTGGAGTGTTGTTTGTAAGATTTCTGTCAAAACGTTCAACAATTTTCTCTTCACCACGATCTAGCATGTTGATGATTTCAGCATCATCTTGATTAGGAACACGAGTGAAGTTCAATCCTGTGCCTGTTGCCAGGTTGTCCATCGTTTCATTATATGAGTCCCCTTCTGAATACCAAAGGATATTCTGATCTTTGTACATATTTTGAATCTGATCTTCTTTGAATCCTTCCAAGTACTGAGGATAGCCCGTTGCCTTCTCAAACTTCTTCATCTCCTTCTTTGAAGGATTATCCCAGTTAGGGATTGACCAATCCTTACGGTTGAGCATGGCACCACGTGCTACATCCTCAGACTTACCCATTCCTTTCGTCTTACCTTTTCCAAACCCTTGCTGCAGGACATCGCCTGCCATGCCTCCTCCCTTCTTATCCTTCTTACCTCTATTCTTAGACATTAAGTTAAAGATATCACTTGCTGTCTAACATTTTATCAACACAAAAAAAGACCCCGGTTATTGCCGGGGCTTTGTATGTTTTCTTGAATCAAGTCAAGTTAGGAAGCTTTATCTATTGTATATATCACTTATTACATAACAGCCAATACCACACCGCTTATCAGCGGTGGTTAGGTTGGTTGTAAACAATCATAGAAACATGGATACTCCAACTTGGAACTATCAGCAACAGCGTGAGTACTACAAAGGACTCATTGCTGACATCATTGCTGACTTCGGCGATGACTCTCGTAATGCACGCATTTTCTTTGATGCCTTAGATGAAGCTATCGAAGACTGGCGTTCATATCACGCTAAGGCTGAAAGCCGCTATCGCAGTTCTCTTCAAATGCTGAAGGACTACAAATGATTAGCGACGTTCACATGCTTATGTTGTGGACAGCAATCATTCTGCTCTCCATAACATTTACCCTCGTGGGTATTGTTATTTAGCTATATTTGATACGGGCTGTAGAAGAACGACGTCAGGCCCCAAACTGAAGGTTCAGGGGTTTTTTGTCGTTTCCACCCTGTTAATTGATCGCTCTTCAAGATCGCAACTTGAGGAGCGGCCCCTTAAATATTTGCTATGGACAGACATCCTCCTTTACAGAAGATCCACGACATCATCGAAGAGAATGAGTGGAGATACCATGTGCTCGGGCACAGTGGTTTAGTTAATGACTGGTACCTTGCTTACAAAGACCTAGACGAAGCAGTACGTGACTACTTTGGCATGGATAAGTCGTCGTTAGAATGAGATATATTGACGTCTGTCTTCTCAAATGGCTAGTCATCTAAAGAAAATAAAAGATCGCAATACACTCCAAGGGATGTATGGCGGTGAAATCCATAAGTCTCAAGGTCGTCCTGGTTCTTCTGGATACAACGGCGGGTCGTTAGCCGCTGAGCGTCGTACTGATGCTTCCCTTGCTCAGGCAATGAATAACGACTATGACGTCCGTCGTTACATGGAAGTTACTGGTAATGACTCTGCTATTGGCAACCTAGAGCAGGCCGGTGCAATCCATAAAGAGATGAAGAAGCGCCACGAAGGTGGTGGTGCTTACAGCTCTGCTCAAGACAAGATGAATATCTCTATGCAGGCTGTCGATGAGTACGAAGACAAGCGTGACTCTGGTCTGCGTAAAGACTTCCGTCAGATGCTGAAGAAGAACAATAAGAAAACGACAGCGTCTCAAAACACTGAAGCTGCTGTTGCTCCTGAAATAGGTCTTTCTGATGCTGCAAAAGATTCACAAGAGCTGCTCGCTAAGTACACGACAGGTATTACTGGGTCCACCCTTGGACGGGGTAGTTTTAATTCAGCTGATCCTTTTGACACTCGTGGGGCTGAACTTGGTACTGAGTCGCCTGGTACTACACAGCCTGGCGCGTCGGGTGTCGAAGATGTGGTAGACGAGTCTCCCATTGACAGCACCAACGAGAATCTTGAAGAAGCAATGGACTTCAAGAACAAGTATTCATTCAACGTTGCTCAAGGCTTGAACCTTGCTGGTATCAAGACAAGTGGCAAAGGTGCAACTAAATTCGGATCCTGATCATGCTTAACCCTAAAGAGATTGCTGACGTTGTCAGTAAAAAGAAAGGAACTCAAGCCGAGAAAGGCTTACGTAACCCTCAAGAAGTAAAGCTTCGTGGCTCTGCTATTTCTGAAGCATTTAACAAGAAAGCTGGCCCTGGTGAGTTTGGTGCTGCTGAGTTCAAAGGTATCCTTGGTCTGAAATCTGTTGATGAAGACAAGGCTTACTCTGAAGGAAGCACCACTGGTACCAAACAGACTGGTGCTCTTGGTACTTACCTGACTGAAAAGGACTACAACCGTCTTAAGGACAGCGACCAGATCAAAGGCTTCTATGCTGATGTCCATGGGGAAGAGGCGATGAAAGAGAAGTTCGCTGATGGCGAAGGTCTCTCTATCAACGCATTCGATGCACTGATGGATGATCTAAGTGAAGGTCAGAAAGATTCTGGTTTTGCTGAGCCTAAAAAAGTTCAGCTATCACAAGAAGCTGCTGAATCCAAAGCTTTGGTTGATACTTACGATGATCACGTCATGTCTGGTGACCGGACTGAAATGATCTTTGGCACGAACCCCGTTGACGGTACTACTGACCGTAGCGGCCTTGACGACTTCACGTTCAACTACAAGCAGAAAGTAAAAGAGTTGTTGGTGCCTACTCCTGTGCCTGGATCGCTTAAGAAAGGCAAGCAAGGATAAAACCACACCTAAACCACAAAACCACACTTGCCACGCTAATTCTCTAACCCTTTAAAATTAAAATTCCTAGTAGAGGGATTGGGGTATAGGTACATTAAAAAAGAAGAATATAAGGGGACTTGTGCGGTTAGCGTGGTTTACCCATCGAAAACAGCTCAGACCCCTTGGTACCACTTGCGTTACAGGAACCACACAACTTGCGTGGTTTTTTCTGTAGAACTGTAGAAATGTATAACCAACCATACAGTTTTCCTGTCGCTAACATTATCTAGCGGCCCTGGTCAGGGTTTTTACCCTGCGAGGAGCGTCCCCTTGACAAACATGAAACGGGTCACCGTCGTCATGCCAGTCGATTTGCACAAGCAATTGAAGCTTCTCAGTTTTACTTCTGAGACGACTATGAATGACTTAGTACTTGCAGCTGTACAGCGGTACATGAGTGAGAATGGTAATCAAGTTAACAATTCCAAGACAGAAGAGAGCTAAGCAGCCATAACAGCCACACGCCGGGTAACCCCGGCTTTATCCACAGTGTTCAACCTATATATGTCAACAACATGGCAGCTAATTTCACCTCCGGCTGGTTCGGTAACAACGAACACGCATGGCACGGACTCGGCGTTGTCGAGCCTGGCACCCGTCCCGCACGTCAAGCCTTTGAGCTTGCAAACGCACTCTTCCAAGTTGAGAAGAGGGAGCTTCTTTACCCAGTCGCACTTGGAATTGACCCTGAAACAGGAGTCACTTCATCATCAACTCAAGCCTCAGGTGTCTACGGAGTTGTCCGTACAGACACCCAAGAGTTCTTCGGTGCTGTCTCGGACCAATATGAATTGGTCCAGAACGATTCGCTCCTTCGGATGGCAGAGTTCATCAGAGAAGAGGCGGACATGGACAGCGTCGTTGTACTTGGCGGCGGTGCCAAAGTCGCCTTTACCGCCACACTCCGTGGTGCGTCGGAGGACATCGTCCCTGGCGACACAATGAAGCGTCGTCTCGTCGGCTTCCTTGGACACGACGGTAAGACAAGTGTCGGTGCAAAATTTACTGACATACGTGTCGTTTGCCAAAACACTCTAGCCGCAATGATGCGTGACAGTGGTGCGAAACAAACTCTCACTCACAAGCAAGGCGTGAATGGCCAGTTCGATTCTCTAATCAAGAGCATCGACGTCGCCCGTCAATCCTTCAGTGATGACATGGACTTTCTGCGTACAACTGCTGGCGTTGAACTTGGCAGCTTTGCCGAGTTCGTCGAGCAGGTCTACGACGTCAAAGACATGATGAAGTTCCGTAAGTATCGCAGGCTTAACACTGCATACCGCTTCGGCATGGGTTCCAACTACGCCACTGGCTCAGTTTGGAATGCCATCAACGCTGTGACTCAGGTAGAGACTTCTCCTAGAGATCGTCAACTGACTCGCAATCAGCGTATGTCTAAGTTCAACAGTGCCAACTTTGGTACTGGCATGAACTACGCCAAAAAAGCAATTGAAGTTGCCAAAGAACTCATGCCTGCAATGGTGTGAATTAGGTGACAATAGAGGGGCTAACGCCCCTCTTTTTTGTCTTACGTAAACAACACCAGTTAAGCTAAAAATGGCTGCTGTATAACAATGATTCTTACTACAATTATTCTTATCCTCGTGTCTTTGTCGTGTGTACTCCACTCATGAGCTTCCTGGTTGCATATAGAACCGAAGATAATGACATCGTTAACCTCTGCACTCGTGCTGAGGACAAGTCCGCTGCACTTACTCAAGTGATGCTGGACATTCCATACCTTAGATATCGCCCATTCAATATCATTCACACCACGCAATTACGATAGTTTGTTATAGTTAAGCCTGGCCGTTGTGGTTGCGGCCTGGTTGTGTGTGTAGTGATAAGCGATAGGTTACTCGCTTGTTGCATATATCTTTAGAGATACTAGAAAGGCTCTCTTCGGGGAGCCTTTTTATTGTGTAACAATATAAGAAACTTCTCTAATGTCATGGAAAAGAAAAAGACTTCCAAAGGAAGTGACTTCATCGAACGGATGAAAGCTAAGCGTGAAAAAGCAAAAGCTGGCGGCGGTCGTCTCGCAGAAGAGAACAAGCCTAAGAAAGCTCCTGCCAAGATGGACGGTAAAGCTCGTCGTGAAGCTGGCCTCAAGAAAGGTCAGGAGATGATGAAGGCTAAAGCTGCTAAGAAGAAAGAGACTGTTAAGTCTGAAACCAAGCGTTCTGCAGCTAAGCCTGCTGCTAAGAAAGCTGGTACTTCTATGACTAAGCGTGGCGTTCGCAAAGTGCGTCGGGCTGCACGTAAGTAATAATTACTGTGCCACTTAACTAAAGAACAGCCTTGACTAGCCGGGTATCCCCGGCTAATATAAAGGTATGGCGAAGGCCATGTATATCTGTCCACATTGATGATACTTTCAAGAGAACAGCTCAGCGAGCTGATTGAAGTAATTGAAGACACTGTCGAATATTACTGTGACCAACAAATCCTGTCAGGACAACTAGTCTGGACTTGCATAGAAAGCTTGGCTATTACCAAGTTGGCTGAACTCAATGGTGAGGTTAGCCATGATGTATAAAAACAAAGAGAAGTCTGTTGCCGAAGGTATAATGGGTTTTGCAGATGCATTAATTCTTCAGCATCACGCTGATGAAACCAAAGTACTGACCTACCTTGCTAAAGATATCAAGGTAAAGATCAATCTTATAGAAGGCAACGATTCCAATAGAAATCGATGAAAAATCGCAACGCTGTTGATTACGCATTTGCTGGCCTTATCTCGGCTTGCATTTACCTGTACTTCACAGCTGCGATTTGCTTGACACTGCAGTTCTTTTCCATTCCTATCTATTACTACATAGGAGTAATGGGTGCAGATATCGATTTCAAAACTGTTTACTTTGGCGTGACTCTAACGATAACGCTTTGGGGTTTAGCCCACCGTTTTTGGTTCAGAAGATACGACAAAAAGTGACAGCCACTCCCGTCTAACGACGGGTGTTATCAACTTGTCCATTCGGACAGTCAACCACACATTATTTTTGACTTATGACCATTGCTACTAACTCTCCTCAAACCACTGATACCTCTGCTCTTGTTGCTGAGTTTGCTGGATCTAGCAGCACTTCTTATGACATCCTGGTCGGCATTGGCCTGGTGAAAGACAGCGACGCTGTGTTCTTCCAGTACAAAGGCGATGACCAGAAAGAAGCACTGATGCAGTCCAACGGCAAGCCCGTGACTCGTATCTATCCTGTGCAGATCACTGGCGTCAAGATTGAAGAGAATCCTTATGCCAACTCTGGCTTCTCCGGTACCAAGCTCAACATCGAGTTCACCACCCAAGGTGGCCGTACGGTCTGCCTGACCTCTGGCCTCACCACCATGTGGTCCCAGTGCATGATCACTAGCCTCTGCGGTCTTATGAACCAGCAGGGTCTGGGCCACCTCGTTGCTATTGACACTTGGAAAGGTGACTCCAAGTACGGCACTTGCTTTGCCTCCATTCGTGACAACGGCATCAAGGTCTCTGACCAAGCCGTGTATGACACTCTGAAGGATGCACGTGCTACCAAGAACTTCGAGCTTCGTGACCAAGTTTTGCGTGACTCTGTGGCTGTGCTGCAGGGTTCTCTGTCAGTCGTTCCTGCCACCGTTACTGAAGAGGTTCAGTTCTGATGGCTTTGAGTGCTGACTTTGATTCAGAGTTCTACTTTGATATCAATCAGTACCTCATTGACACTTACTCAAAGATGAGCCTGCCGGACCGGCGGGCCATCTGCAGTCTGGCTCTTGAGGCACTTGAAAGTGAATCATTAGAAGAACAAATAGATGCTGTCGTTGCACAGTATGCCCTTGAAAAACTCAAATATATAGATCCCAATGAATGATTTACAAACCGTAGATGTATTTAGTTACGATCTAATGGATGCCGTGTGCTTGTGCCATGCAGCACTTGCGCAAGACAGTCCTCAGACCGAGCGTCATTACATCAATCAAATCCTTGGCTTGCTCTTTGCCTATCTCACTAAAGAGCAGCGTGCGGAAGTAGACGCATATCTTGCAGATAAGAAATATCTGCCTCCAGTCAAGATCCAAATGGATCAGAACACCGTCCGTAAAAACATTATCCTCCCATGAGTAACACTGTACTTTTCATCTTCACTCAAGAGAATTGTCCTCCTTGCTATCGCTTGAAGGACTTCATCAAAACTCTGCCCTCTGAGCAGCAGTCTGCCATTCAACTGGTGCCCTTCAAAACCACTACTGGTGAGAAGACAGCACTTGCTGAAGAGCTGAACATTGAAGTCACTCCCACCATGGTTGTGGCTGCTGAAGAGCTGGTCTGTGATATCGACACGGATGAGTATGGCTTCCGTTACTGCGAACTCAAGGATGATTCCATTGAGACCATCGTTGGCGGACAAAACATCACCACTGCTTTGCCTGGCGTGATTCTGAACTACATTCTTTCGGAGGATCTGTGAATCAAATAGTTTTTGATTTTGTTTGTGATCAAGCTGATAGTGAAAGTATTGAAGGCTTAACCAGCGACAACGCTTGGGACGCCTCTCAATTTATCATTAATCACTTTGACTATCAGCAGATCTATTCCCAGATTGATGACTTACTTCATGATTACTTAGAGCAATGATGACAGACGAATTTTTTGATTGGATAGACCAATGCCCTGTGCAGTGGTTTTTAATTGATGCCGATGGCGAACAAAGAACTTATCAATTTCTTAGTCCAGATGAAGAAGAAGAATGAACAAAAAGACTTACGACTTCCTCGGTGAGATCGCTGAATGTATGAAAGAACTCGGGTTCACCCATGAGGTTGAACTCGAAGTAGTCATAGGCGGCACCCAGATTTATGAGATCGAAGGTGCTGGCACTAAGTGGGCTCCCAAGAAAGGCACCCGTAAATACAACGACGATGCATTCATCGTTATACGCAAACCAAAACCAGTTATATCCTCTCAATGTGATGTCTAAAACACGAGAACAGATGATTGATCGTCTCATTGAAGAGACTTATGAAGGCATGGATTACAAAGCCTTATGGTATTTCTTTGAATATCACCAGCAGCGTGAATTCGCTGAATGGAGTAACGAAGAGATCCTAACTGAATACAACGAATATTTTACTGATGAGCAAGAAAGCGAATGTAATTGAGGCCAAAGGCGTCATATTTAAAGAATCAGGCAACGGATATTTCAACGTAGAGCTTGATGAACCTGCTGGGCATAAGTGCCTGTGCCGTGCATCAGGAAGACTTATTACCCGCAAGATTCAACTCCTTGTAGGTGACAAAGTTACCGTCGAACTTTCCCCATTCGACCTCACAAAAGGTAGAATAACTTTACGAGCAAAATGACAGCAGATCCTCAACAACAAGCCATAGAATTTCGTCACTGTTACGAAGTTCCGAATACTCCAGACAATACTGAAATGCAGTTGCGTCTTATTCAAGAAGAGTTTAAAGAGTTCGTCGCAGAAGACGAACCAGAAAACAAACTCAAAGAGCTTGCGGACCTTGTATATGTGTGCTTCCAATATGCCGAGAATCTGGAGTGGGACTTAGTTACCGCTCTGCATCGTGTGCATAAAAGCAACATGTCGAAGCTCGGTCCAGACCGTAAGCCTATCCGCCGTGAAGACGGAAAGATTCTCAAAGGTCCTAACTATCAACCACCCAACCTGAGTGACTTAGTATGAAAAGCAAAATTGCACGTACAGGACGAGTTCAAAACTGGCTCGACAATCCTGACCAACGACTGCCTGCATCTTGCACGGTGTTCGTTGTAGAAGACACGATCGAAGGCCCTAACGGTATTGAGGCGTCTTGGGACTTTGTGTCTCACGCTCTCCGCTATGGAGCAGGCTGTGCCGTGCACCTGACTAACCTTCGTCCTAATGGCAGCAGCAATGACAAGGGTCTCGTAGCAAGCGGACCTGTCAGCTTTGCCAAGGTTTACTCAGTGCTGAATGAAGTTCTGCGCAGAGGTGGTGTTTGGAAAAACGGAGCTGTGGTCTGTCACCTCGACATCAGCCACCCTGACATCCTTGAGTTTGTCACCGCACGTCGTGAAGAACTCCCTTGGGTCAAGCGTTGTGTGAACGTCAGCGAGTTGCTCTGGAACAAAACTACCGACGAAGTCAAAGAAGCTATCTGTGCAGGTATTGCACGTGGTGACATCTGGCTTACCAAGATTCGGTATGACCACCGTGGCTTCCGTATCTACGGCAACGTGTGCCTGGAGGTCTTTCTCAAGTCCCGTGGCACCTGTCTGCTTGAGCACATCAACCTGGGTGCTTGCAAGATCAAAGACATCCCTCACGCATTCGTTGAAGGAATGACTGAGCTGTGTGAACTTCACAGCAAGACTGGCGTAGGTGAATCACGTGAGTATCTGTCTCCTGAAGTGGACAGGCAGGTCGGTTTAGGTGTCCTTGGACTAGCGAATCTACTGGCTCTGGAGAAAGTTACCTACGCACAATTGGCTGAGGCACTGGATTTTTATCACGGTGCAGAACATGACGTCATGGTGACTCCTGGAGCCCGTAAAATAGTTGAAGCTCTCGATCACGGACTCAAGCTCGCTACGGAAATTGCACGTGAATCCAACATGGATCGTGCGTTTGCAATTGCTCCTACAGCTAGCTGTTCGTATCGCTATGAAGACCGTGCTGGCTACACAACTACACCCGAATTGGCACCCCCAATCGGACGTGTTGTTGACCGAGACAGTTCTACCTTTGGCGTTCAACAGTATGACTACGGCAACGTAGAGACTGCTGAAGAAGTCGGTTGGGATGTGTACAAGCGAGTGGTGGATGGCATCTGTCAGATGTATCACAACACAGGCTTGTTCCATGGATACAGTTTCAACTCTTGGAGCGACATCGTTACTTATGACGTTGCCTTTGTAGAGGACTGGCTCCGTAGCCCGCAGACCAGCTTGTATTACTCCCTGCAAGTTATGCAGAACACGCAAGCTAAGGATGACGCCATGGCTGCTCTTGATGGCGACTTCAGTGCGCTCTTTAACTTCGACGATCTGTCGGATGAAACAGAAGAGGCAGCTTTTTGCCCTTCCTGTGCCGAATAACTATCTATCAAACAAATGACAAAACCAACATCACCTTACGCACAACTGCATCAACGCAAGCGGACCTGGACTCCGGTCGAGGTTACCGCAGGAGACCTGCTGGAAGGCGGTGAAGAGGTCATTCAACGTGCGCTTGCACTCCGCTGTCTTGAGATTCCTGTCGGTGACTTCATTACTGAAGCCATGCGTGGGGATCTGCCGGACGACCGTGCATGTATCAGGCTCCTTCAATCAAACGTAATCGACGAAGAAAAACATGACATTGCACTTAATTATGCAGCACGAGCCCACAAGGTTCCAACAGCCTTTGAGCGAGAAGCTGGGAAGATTTGCCAGACGTGGCTGGAACTTGATCGGCACCCTGTCCTCAAGGCTGTGGTCCTTGAAAGATCCGTCTTCTTCGTGTTGCTGCCAATTTTCAGGTTCCTTGGAGACACCGGGCTGCGCACGACAAGTGCCGACATCTCACGGGATGAACAGACCCACGTAGCGGCTAACTCGCTTGTTTGCTCTGAGATCGGATTGACAAGTGACAAAACTATCAACTCTCTCCGCCGAGCAACGATTGACTGGGTTACCCAATCTCTCGATGCCGAGCACGAGAACAAGTACCTTTCCAAGAACTTCTGGCTCAAGTGTTCAGACAACCTGTACACCCGTGGAAAGGCAGAAGGCTTAGGTGATACCCGTGCTTCACGGATGCCTGCCTTCTTTGAATCAAACAACGTTAATTTACCTCAATACGCATAAGTGCCACATATTGAATTCTCAACTGAAGAGCTGACCAAGATGAAGTGTCAGGTCATGGACCAGGGCATTGTGCCCGACACCTTCGATGACAGTCAGCTCCCAACAGACGTCCACATTGTTGAATACACTTTGGACGGACAACGGTTCTTTGATGTCGTCCGTGCTTACACCATGGTTGACATCTTCGACCCTTATTATGACCGTGTAATGGGTAAGGGCGAAATCATCTCTATCAAGAATGGCTACGGCAGAATTAGACCAAAACTATATGGCAAAATCCAAAACGAAAAGAAAGGCTGATTATATAAATGAGTTAGTTGACCTAACACGAGATACAGCTGAAAAACTTACAGTAAAACAATTGAGAGTACTAGTAGCAAGACATGCACAAAGCTGAACTAATTTGGATAACACCTGATGCTGAAAAACTTGTGGGCAAGATTGCAAGAGTATCTAACCCCAAAAACGAAAACAACCCTGACGTCACAAAGCTCCTTGGATACCTCATCAAACATAAACACTGGTCACCTTTTGAGATGGTCAGCCTATGCGTCGAGATTGAGACTACAAGGGCTATTAGTCCGCAAATCTTACGGCATCGCTCCTTTAGCTTCCAGGAGTTTTCACAAAGGTACGCTGAGGCCACGTCAGTAGATGTACCCCAACTCCGTCGTCAAGACACAAAGAATCGGCAAAATTCTATTGACGATGTAGAGCCTCACATTGAAGAGTGGCTGCAGGAAAAAATCGAAGCACACAACCGTAGTGCTCTTGATATCTACAACGGCATGCTTGCTTATGGTATTGCCAAAGAATGTGCACGCAACGTGTTACCTTTATCTACGGCGACCCGTTTATATATGTCGGGCACGCTACGTTCTTGGCTCCACTACTGTGACCTCCGCTGTGCCAATGGCACTCAGGCAGAACACAAGCAGATTGCTGATTCCGTAAAAGATATCCTTCTCGCTCAGGTTCCTACAATTGCCCACGCAATGTGGCCTGAATGATTATGATTGAGGCTGATATAAATACAGCCATAAATGAACTTTATTGCAGCCACAGTTGAACTCAAATCTCTCGGATCAGATCCTGTCAATGCTTACGGTCTTGAGTATCAGTACGCTGATGTTGCTATCCCCGCTGGCAATAGTGCTGGAGAGGTCAAGCTCCGGGTTCTCGTTTACAACCGTCCAGGAGCAAAACTCGAAGCCCTCGGCGGATGGAAATCTGGCAACCGTGCACTGATCACAGGTCAACTGGTGTTTTCTGATGACACCGGCAAGCCTTTGGATCTGATCGCTACCACGATCGAAACAAACATCCCTAACGACATGTACTGCAATCAGGTCGTTCTGGGCAACGCATTCTTTGGTGCTACTGAAATCAAAGAACGCAAGAACGGTGTTGTCGCTACCAAGATTGGCACAACACTAGATAACTCTGATACAACCACCTGGCTCTATCTCGAAACACATGAAAGCCGTTTATCTAAACTCGAATCTAGGATCCGCAAAGGGCGGGCTCTCTGCGTTCAAGGTTATCTGCGAGAATATCGCAAGGATGATTCTGATTCGCCTTACAGAGCAATCGTTGCGTCTGACTTCTCTACTCGTAAGGACAGAGAAAGGAATACTGGCCGGGCAAAAGCGACGGGCTCAGCAGCTGGCTACGCTGAGACGGATCCGACACCTGAGTATTAAGAACCCTAGCTGTAAGTACCGCAAGAGCGGTCCTTACTGGTGGGAGTCTCCGATCTACAGAACCTCTCGTATTCGTATGTCCAGGGGCCTATAAGGCTCCTTTTTTATTACCTCACGTTTGCCATAGTTATTACTTATAGTCAATAAGTATCGAAAGTATTTGAATACAAACTATGGAAATCCTGCCTCCTGAACTACTGGGTGAATCACAACCCAAGGACAAGATTGAAACTAAAGAACCAGATGCCTACTGGAAACCGTCTTCACTGAAGGACGGTGAGTCTGAGGAGTTCCGTCTTCTCGGCTGCTATGAAACTGGACACGCAGTAATGGGATGGCAATATCCCTCTGAGAAAGCTGATGAAAAGGGAGAGCTACGCTTTAACGGTTTCGTTGTTACTCGTACTTACCCCAAAGACCCGAGTGACATTGCAAGAGAAACTGACTGGTCTAAGCCTGACCGTCCAAAGATTGATGGCGTTTTTGCTAAGCCTCGAAAGTTTTTGGCCTGGATTGCTACCAGTGCTGCTCGTGGTCGCCTCGAAGTCCTCTTTATTGAGCAGCGAGGTCTTCGTGATCAGCTTACTGAAATTCTCCAAGAGATTGAGGACTATACATGGTCTGAAGAAGGTCTTGCTAACTTCAGTATCAAGATCTCCCGTAAGGGAACTGGCCTTGAAACTTCTTACTCCATCCTTCCCAAGGTTCGCAAAGTGCCTGAGAAGATTCGCAAAGAGTGGGAAACTCAGAAAGAAACCATCTGGCTCCCTAACTTTTTTGAAGGCAAGAATCCGTTTGACGGTAAGCAAGTAGAAGGCAAGGGTCTACCTGCCGGTGGCGTTGACAAGAACGGCGCAACCGTTGCACCTGCCAAGCAACAACCAAAAGAAGAAACTGAAACTGAATTCTGATTATGTCTTTAGAGAACTTACCACCCGAAATGCAACAACGAATTGCAGCTATCATGGCAGGAGCGGCTGATCCGTCCAGTCCGCACCAGGCTGCTATTGCACAACCTGCCCCTGAGCCAACTCCGGCTCCTATTCAGCGTCCTCCGTCGCTGATGGATCACGTCATCTCTCTTCGTGGCGAAGTCCAAGCTTTACGTCAGCAAGTCGAAGCAAGCAGTCAAGTGACTGAAGCAGTCGGCAATGCAGTTGGAGCGTTATATCAAATGTTTCAACCATCCCAAGGGGAGACGTATAGCCAACAGGCTTATGAAGAGAACTACCCTAATCAAGAGGATTTCTAATGCGCAATCTATTTACAGAAGAAGCTGAAAAGCTCAACGGTCGTGTCGCAATGCTCGGCATCACCATCGCCATCATTACTCAACTGGTTGCCGGTTCTATCTGGTAAACAGCCAACAAGCAGGACCCGGCTAACGCCGGGTTTTTTACTAGCGTTCAACAATATAAGACTAATGTCTGACCTTCCATATCGGATCTCTACCCCTAGCGGGTACCGTAAATACTTGTGCAGTGGCATGTATCTGCCGTCAGTGACGACTGTGTTGTCGGCGACAGAAACAGAGAAGGCTAAGAAAGGCCTTGCTACTTGGCAAAAGAACAATCCTGGCGGACTCGAAGCGGCAGCTGCTCGTGGTACCGCAGTGCACCTTGCCTGTGAGAATTACTTGCGTGGCATCACAGAACCTGTACCTGAACAGTATGCAGGCTTCTGGAATGGCATGGATAAGTATCTCGACTGGTTCGAGGACATCTACTGGTCTGAGCGTCCACTCCGTCCAGATTGGAACCACTTGCGTTCTGATGACAAAGAAGTAGCCTATGTATGGTCAACCGTACACAAGTACGCTGGTTGTCCTGACCTCATCGGTACTATCGGTGGTGTTAATATCATTGCGGACTTCAAGACAAGTAACGCACCATATCGTGACAGTTTTCCTGATAAAGGCGACAAGGGTGGTTACGGCGGTTTCCGCAAATATCAGAAGTGTGCTCAACAGATGGCTGCCTACAGGCTGGCTCTAGAAGAGCGTACCGGGTTCCGGTGTGACGCTGCATTGATCATCGTTACGACCGAAGAAACAACACAAGGGTTGTTTATTGACAGTGACAAGCTGGATTTGTATGAGTCCCGCTTCCTGAAGCGCTGCGAAATGTTCCACGAAAAAGAATCTACTGAAGATGAAATTGAAAATATCCGTCAACAAGAAGTGTCTCAACAAGCAGAATCCACAGAAAGTTGCTGATGGATGGCTCAACATCAATGAGGATCTGCGATGGCTTGAAGGTTGGGTTACAGCTGGCTACGGCTGGTGTGCAACCCACTTCGCCAATCGCTACCGCCTTACAGAGAACAGCAGGGGTTCTAACCTTATTGTTCTGGACATTGATGGTGATACTACGCTTGACGCTTTCTGGGCTACGCATACAGCTAAGACATGGTGTGCGTGCACATACACAAGCTCTAGCCACAGCGAAACAGAGCACCGCTTCCGTGCTTTGTTCCCGCTCTCCATGGAGATGCAAACCATCGGACAGCACAAAGGAGCGTATTGGCTAATCGTCAATCGCCTCCTGGCTGACCTTGGGCTAGAGAAACTGGATGACAACTGCGGTCAGAAACCTGAGCGCCTTTGGTATGGCAATACTAATGCAGTCTTCCAGTACAACGACAGCTTTGAAGCTGTGCCGGACTTCCTACTTGAGAGCATCGAGTATGAAGAGGTAACTAACTTCAAGGCTGCCGACATTGAACCCATCGACGTACAACGTTGCCAGTGGCTACTCAGAGAGTTTCTAAGGCCATCTGACGACGGTGAGTACAACGAATACTTTCTACCCGTTATGGCCGCTTGTGCGGGCGTAGGGGGCGAGATCTTCGACGATTGGGTTGACTGGGTTATCCGTGGCCACCATGGTGCCAAGGAAGAAAACTATCAGTCTTGGAAGTGGAGAGGTCTCGGTAATTATGCCGGACACACTACACTTTATTCGCTGTGTAAGAAACAAGATCCTCACTGGACTAGGTTACTACCAGCGCACCTAAAGTTTGGTGCGGTGGGTACAGCGGCTGGGTACACAGAGTTTGACTCTCTACCCATATTTGAAAACGTAAACGATACCCCAAAGGTTATGACTGTCAAAGTAAAAGAAGAAAATTTTCAGGAACTGCCCGAGCCAACTCCTGATATGAGTACCCCAACTGTAAAAAAGTCTCGGGGTCGTCCCAAAAAATCCTCGGACGATCTAGCAAAGGAGCGAGAGTCCGACGTCAAAAAGGTGCAGGAGTTGTTGTCCGACCTGCGCAAGAACGAACTCACTTCCGCAATCGAGTACAACGATTCAACTGGCAGAGTTGTCGAGATGCAGGGCAACGATCTGGATCTAATGACAACCAAGTTGTCCTGCGAGCACGGCGTGTTCATCCCCGAAATGCGGGTTAAGTCTGCCGTCCAGTACGCAGCTATGAAGAACAAGTATTGCCCCATCCGGCGGTACTTAGACAAGTGCTCTGCTGACAACGCACCGTTTGCTGAGTGGGATCGCATTGGCGAAATCTTCCTCGGCAATCCACATCAACTGGCAACGCTGGCCATGCAACGCATGATGATCGGCGCTGTCGCTCGGGCTTACAACCCTGGCTGCTCTATGTCCTGGCTACCGATTTTGGTCGGTGCTCAGGGCGTGGGTAAGTCAATGTTCTCCCGGTGCCTTGTGCCGGACAAGCTCTTCTCTGAGATCAGTACTCCTCTAGAGACACTGATGAAAGAGCAGTATCGCTTGCACGTTGCTTGGCTTCTGGAGCTGCCTGAGATCGATCACTTCTTCAGCTCAAAAAATATCGAGAACTTCAAGAACTTGATCACCACTCGTGTGGATGAAGTGCGTCGTCCGTATGCGTCTCTGCCTGAGTCACTCAAGCGTCGCTTCGTGATGATCGGTACTACCAACCGTAACCAGTTCCTGGTGGACAGCACGGGTAACCGTCGCTTCGTTCCCCTTGAGATTGGAGCTAACTTCCTGATCCCTTGGAAGGAACTGACTGAACAGCGTGATGCTCTCTGGGCTGCTGCTGTACAGGCATACCGTGTAGGTACTCCGTATGAGTTCAACTCTGGTGAGATTGCACAGATCTCTGAGTACATCGCTGAGTTCGGTGACCCCGATCCTTGGATGGACAAGATCAGTAGCTACGTCAATCTCCGTGAGGAGCTGACTGTTGCTGAGGTTCTTACCTCTGCACTCGACCTTGACCCTCGTCAGCAGGGCCGTCGTGAAGCTCGCCGTGTGGCTGATGTGCTGCAAGTACTCAACTGGCGTCGTGTAAACACGTCACGCAAAGATCCCGTCACAGGGAAGTCCAAGTCTGTTCGCCTTTGGGTTCGCCCTAAGGATGATCCCATTTCTGAGGATCACATCCTGAACGACTTCTGATTTATACACCTTAATTTTATTTCAAATGAATACATCAAATATTTCCATCGGACTTCGTGTGCGTGTAAAAACTAATGGTCTCAACGCATTAGTTGTCGGACGTCCCGAGTATTACACTCCCCGAGCTAAACTTGTTCGTATCAAGTACGAAAATAGTACTCGATATGAATACATGATTAGCACCCAACTTCAGGAGCTGCCTATTGAAGAGCAGTATCCAGCATTGGGTGGGACCTACGGACAATCAACAGATGAGTGAAGCACAACCGAGTAAGAAGCGTGGCGGTCATGCATACGGTCGCCGTAATCTACAGCTGAGTAATACGGCTGAAGAGGGCGAACTATGTCTCTATCACGGCCACTCTTTGGGTCGGTTCTCTTCACATTCAATGAGATACGATAGTCATCAGGCATGTGTTCGCTGTGTAGCAGCAGCACGTGAAGGACGCCTATCTCTCGACATCGACAGGCTTGTCAAAAAATACAGAGCTAAGGCTCTCAAGTTTTGGTCACAAGTAGATATCGGTTCACCTGATGAATGCTGGAACTGGAATGGTTGTATTAACAAACGAACTAAGCAACCCCAGTTTGCATGGCGACGTCACGGCATTGCTAGCAGCACTCAGCATCACCCTCAACGTGTTGCTATGTGGTTTAGTTGGGGCGATCTCGGCTTTACCGGAGTCAAGACAACATGTGGCAACAAGTATTGCTGTAATCCTTTTCATCTCATCCCTCAACACATTGGGGTCTTTGTAGATGACGAGAGCTACATCGACAGCTTTGAGCTTGCCATTCAAATTCAAACACTGAAGCAGCAGGTTCAAGAGTATGTCATTGAGGAAGCACTCAAAGTCCAAGAAAGACTTGACCAAAGCGCAGAGATTGATGCTCGTAATAATCTTGTCATCAATCCTGACGTCGGCTTTGGAGACCGTTTTGAAGCTGTTCTAACCGATCTGCTTGCCGGACATCATCCTTCACTAATAGAACCTGACGAGCCTGGTCTTTTTCGTAAACCTGTTGATAACGAAGAAGACGAAAATCCCACAGAAGACTATTAAATTAACTTATTCTTACAAAAGAGTTTTCAATTATGTCAAGACGCACAGATTTACTTAGACAGCTTCTCAACTCCGATAAATTTGGAGAAGAGAAAACTAATGAGCAAAAGTTCCTCGCAGCTACTGCTGAACTCATTCTCACGGATATGATCAATATTGCCATTAACGGCTTCCTTGTTCACGGTCCAGGCTCACTAATCATCAACCTTCTCAACGACAGCACCACTTATATGGGCGGTCATCAAATTGAAGAGGACTTGAGGATTGCTGAGACCAATGAGGATGAAGATATCGTTGACTTCTTGAGGGATCTGATGAAGCGTATTGACGAAAACAATTGGACCGACAACGTCTTACTTACGCTAATTTCAGATGCAGGATCAAGAACATTTAGTCTCGAAGCAGGTCGGAGCCAAGAAAGCCTCCGAGAGGTCACAGCAGAACTTACAGAATAAGCTGCAACACGCTGGGCTCAAGTTACCTCTGTATCCCACACCGCAGATTATCGATCGTGCTCGTTCTGTTATGGGGTCTATTGATTTTGACCCTACTTCTGATCCTATTCAGCAAGTACTTGTTGACAGTACTGCTGTTCCTTCTCTAGAGATTAATCCTCTGCAGGAGCACTGGTCGGGCAACGTCTTTGTTGCTCCAAAAGGTGCTGTCCGTAATACTCGCATTTGGTTTAACAAGACCATCAATGAGTATCGCAATAACTACATCAAATCATTCATATTCTTTACAAGTGCCTCCGAAATCCTTCGCAGTAGTCCTGCTATATTCGACTATCCTGTTTGCATTCCTTTTAAAAGGGTCAAACAACTCCGAGCTACCCCAGACGGATTTGAGCCTGTCTCGCCATCTACCTGGAACGTCATTGTCTATGGGCCACCAGTTGACCCGGTAATGACTGACATCGACAAAGTTACCTTGTTCTACAACACGTTTCGTGACATCGGTCGTGTGATCTATAGCGAGTTTGCTGGAGACAGCTGGGCTAAAGATCTTGAGTACTACGAGCAGAAGCGAGGTAACGTCTGATGCAAAAATACTTCGCAGAAGGTACGTTCTATTGCCTGCCTTCAGGTAACAGCTATCACCCCTCCCGTCTAATCATTCGTGACGGCACTCTAACTTGGAAGGATGCATTGCACTGCAAGCTGGCAAACGTAACTCACATTCCTACTGAGCTTGCTCACGAGCAGCACATCATCAAAACAGCTCAGCGTATGGAAGAACTCAATACCTGGGCTTCTATAAATATGGAGCTGTGGGAATGCATCAAACCTGTGTCATGGTTCAATCCCACTATGGAAGGCTTTGAAGAAGGCATCATGCTTAAATTTAAGCACACCTCTTTCTCCAACAAACTAATGTGGGCACGTCTTGTGCCTCACATCAAAGCTCACGAATCATTGACTTCGGGGCCAAACTATCTCTCATTCAAGAGGTGCTAACCGGCTAACGCCGGTTTTTAGAGTGTTGTCAATCGGATAATGCCGTATGTGCATGCAGCGATTGATAGAAACGCAAGTGCTACTTGATCTTTCTTTCCTTCTACATGGAAGGTCGGAACACGTAGCATTTCTGTGACAATCCTGATGCTCAATGCATGGATGTAATATCCCTGAACAAAGCAGCTCAGGCCTACGAAACCTGTCACTAAGGACAGTTTCCGCATTCTTGTACGAATCACTCGCCTTCGAGCTTCGCAACTAAACGTGAGAGGTACCACTGTGCCTTCTTAGCGTCTTGTACTGCGTTCTCTTTGTTCCACAAACGAAGCAGATACTTCAGCACTTGAGCTTGAAGCATGCCTGTGATTGGACCCGGTGCATTTGCAATTGCTTCTTCAATGATTTCAATTGCTTCCTGCGTACCTTGAGTGTAATGACTAGGTGAGTTCACCATGTCGCTGCACTCTTCCTTTGGATGACATTCAATACGTGCTTCGTCGTTCTCATCGAAAACAATCTCGCACTTGTTACGCAAGTCCCACTCGTTGTATTCGTTGAATTCGTCTAAGAATGTTTTGTAGTCCATGTATTCGCATATCGCTTTCTATGTACTTATCATAGGAGGAAAGATACGAATAGTCAAGGTAAATGGGTATCGTTAAAGGTGATCCAACGCATATATCTGACCAGGATAAATACTTCATGTCCATCGCAAAAGTGGTGGGTGAAGGATCGACTCATCCTGTAGCCCCCGGTGGGTGCGTGTTAGTACGCCAGCGGAACATACTTGGTGATGGCCGCAGTCTGCTTGCTTCTTGCAAAGTTGAAGTTGACTGTGTAACCTATGCCATAGGAGCAGCAGCTAGTAGAGGTACACCTCTGCAGGGATCTGTTGTTTATACAACCCGGTATCCATTCAGCGCAGCTATATTCCAATTGCACCTTATGGGTATCCGTAAGGTCATTGTCTTGGCTCATGAATGGGAGCCGTATTACAAAGACGAGTTCAGACGTGCTGCACGTTTGGCTCGTGAACTAAAAATATCTATTGAGCCACTATTTGAAGATGAAGATGAAAGATTCAGCACAAACAATCAAGCCCCCCGTTTCGACGACAAAGAAGCGCAGTTCGAGAACAAAGACCTCTACACGACAAGTCCGGTTGAAAGCGAATCTTTCGACATTGAGAAACATACAGAGTACTCAGATGACTTCAACACTGCTGTTTGACATTGAGAGCACTGGCCTGCTGCGTCAGGGCTCACGTATTCACTGCATCGTTGCTCGTGACATGCAGTCTGCTACCGATCCACTGGTCTATGACCATCGTGAAGATCGTTCCCTGGAGATGGGCATTGAGAAGCTCCGCAATGCTGCGGCACTTGTCGGACATAACATCATCTCCTATGACATCCCGCTCATCAAAGAGCGCTATGAATTTGACTTTCAAGGCGAAGTTATTGACACTCTCGTTCTAAGTCGTCTGTTCTATCCAAACCTAAAGGACAAAGACTATGAGCGTCAGCCTGCTGGCATGCCTATCAAGCTCTATGGCTCTCACAGCATGGAAGCTTGGGGCTACCGACTGCGTTGCTTCAAGGGCGACTTCGGTAAGCACGATGGTTGCTGGGAGACCTACACCCCAGAAATGCTCGACTACTGCATCCAAGACACAGAAGTCAACGTCAAGATCTTTGAGTTGATGATGCGTCGGATGAAAGATTATGAGTGATCGTGAACGTGAGCTGATGGCCAGCCTCACAATCGACAATCTTTGTAAGTGTCTCAAAGCAGACCTTACATCAACACTTGTTGTGCACAGCAACGGAACTGTGCTCCGTAAACTTACACTTACCTTCCCTGAAAATGAAAGACATCACGATTGAAGATTACAACGAATATGGTCCCGAGTTCTTTGAAAAGTACGAATACGTAAAGCAAGCACTTGGCAAAGATGCCAGGGCTGAAGACGTTATGAATGTAATGAAGGCACTCGGTGCTGTCGTTATGAAAAAGCGTGGCGAAAAGAAAGGTGGACCTTTCGGGTTCAACAAGCCTGAGGCTAAGGAATGAGCCGAGCTTTGTTTGAACAGTGGCTGGATGATTGTCCAGTCCAATGGCTCCGTCTGAGCTATCAACCAGACAGTACAACTTACGAATTTATATTTGACGAGGAAACTGATGACGACGAACCTATCTGACTGCGTCTCTCTTGAGATGCGCATGGCCACCATGATGGCTGAACAAGAAGCATCTGGCTTCAAGTTTGACACCACAGCTGCCACTGATGTGCGTCAAGAACTGCAAGACGAGTTCGATCAGCTGTCTGCTTCTATCAAGTCACGCTTCCTGTACATCCCAGGCAAGGTGTTCACACCTAAGCGTAATGACAAAAAGAATGGCTATGTGTCTGGCGCACCTATGACACGCCTGACTGAGTTCAATCCGACCTCACGTCAGCACATTGCATGGGCTCTTCAGATGCACATGGGTGCTCGGTTCACCAAACTTACTGACACTGGTAAGCCCAAAGTGGACGAAGCAACGCTCTCTGAGCTTCGTGACACTGCTATCCAGCAAGGCAACGAGGAGCTTCAAAACGCCTGTGCTCTGTTCATCAAACTGCTGCAGCTACAGAAGTGGCTGGGGCAGCTATCGGAGGGAGCCAACTCTTGGTTCAACTCTATTGAGGGCGATGGCTGTATCCACCACAGCTGTCACCTTGCAACAGTCACGGGCCGTAACGCTCACCGTGGTCCCAACCTCGGTCAGGTGGTGAGTGCACCTTGGGCTAGACGCCTCTTCGTGCCTCACGCCGGACATGTCATGGTTGGCTGTGACTTGGAAGGCTTGGAACTTCGCTGCCTCGGGCACTACCTCAGTGCCTTCGATGGGGGCTCTTTTGCTGACGTGGTTGTCAACGGTGACATTCACCAGCAGAACGCTGACCGTGTGGGATGCACCCGGAAAGAGGTGAAGTCGTTGACCTACGCCTTTATCTATGGCGCAGGTGATCTCAAGCTGGGTCACACAATGGATCCTGCATTGTCTGATGCTGCCAAGCGCACATTGGGCGGAGACTTGCGTAGGAAGTTCCTAGACGCTATTCCAGGACTTGAGCCACTGGTAGAAGCTGTTAAGGCCAAAGCACGCCGTACAGGGCAGCTGAAGGGCTTAGACAGGCGTCCCATCTTTGTCAGGGCAGAACACGCTGCCATCAACTTTCTGTTGCAATCGTCCGGTGCAATCTTGTCAAAACGCTGGTGCGTTATTTCTCAAGATATGATTGAAGAGGCTGGACTTACTTACAACAGAGATTACACACGTTGCGCATACGTACATGATGAACAACAATTCTCGGTTATCCCAAGCGAAGCTGATCGCCTTGCAAGAATCTTGGTTGAAGCAGCACCTGCTGCCGGTAAATACTACAACTTTAAAGTTCCCATCACAGCGTCGTCAGACCAAGGCGTGACCTGGGCTGACACTCACTAACTTATGGATCAAGATAATTACGAAAACATAATTGCCGTCACACTCAATGAGCGTGGCGTCCGTGCTATTTCATCAGCCGTTGAGTACACACTCGACAAATGGGCTGGTGAGGGCTTTATGGATCAGGAAGCGTTGATAGAAATACGCATGAAATTCCGAGCAATGATTCTAGAACTCAATCTTGACCTGTAATGTAACGCCGTAAACTACGGTATTCATTTATACTTAATATATCGTTCATCCCTGTAGAGGGGACGCAAGTAGGACAGAGTCCGAAGGAACGGGAAATTTCACCTAACTATGGAGTTTCCAATGTCTAACATTCAAGCAAATGCAATTGTCAAAGCTCGTCGTGAGCTAAGTGCCGCCAAGGCTGAGTACCAACGTGCTCTTACGCATGAAGTCAAGTCTTATCGTGGCGTTGCTACCCTTGAGCGCTCTATCGAGCCTCAGGAAGTGCACGGTACCTTTACCTATCGTGGTTTGAAGTACACTAAGTAATAACCAACCTTTAGGGTTTCACCTCGGCTAACGCCGGGGTTTTTTTATTGTTTAGCCCCGTGTTAGTGATCTCTCACTTATTATTAAGTAGTAGGCACTTTGTGCTGAGTTATACCCGACCTTATCTGTCTTAAATAATGACTACAATGATCTCGGGTGCCCAGTCCCGTACAAACTGGGAATCTTTCTGTGAGTGGGTTACATCCACTAACAACCGGCTGTATGTCGGATGGTTTGGCATCCTCATGATTCCAACTCTCCTCGCAGCTGCAATCTGTTTTATTACTGCTTTTGTAGCAGCACCCCCGGTAGATATCGATGGCATTAGAGAACCAGTCTCAGGATCCCTCCTCTACGGAAACAACATCATCTCAGGTGCCGTTGTTCCATCCAGCAATGCAATCGGCTTACACTTTTACCCCGTGTGGGAAGCCGCAACGCTCGACGAATGGCTCTACAACGGTGGACCATATCAACTCGTTGTCTTTCACTTCCTTATCGGTATCTTCTCTTACATGGGACGAGAATGGGAACTTAGCTACCGGCTAGGGATGAGGCCTTGGATCTGTGTTGCGTACTCTGCTCCTGTTGCCGCAGCGTCTGCTGTGTTCCTTGTTTACCCGTTTGGTCAAGGTTCTTTCAGTGACGGCATGCCTCTTGGCATTTCCGGCACCTTCAATTACATGTTGGTCTTCCAGGCGGAGCACAACATTCTTATGCATCCTTTCCATATGCTTGGTGTTGCCGGTGTATTTGGTGGGGCTTTGTTCTCAGCTATGCACGGCTCTCTGGTTACATCTTCCTTGGTCCGTGAGACGACTGAGCAGGAGAGCCAGAGCTACGGCTATAAGTTTGGGCAGGAGGAGGAGACGTACAACATCGTCGCTGCCCACGGTTACTTTGGGCGTCTTATCTTTCAGTACGCCTCGTTTAATAACAGCCGTTCTCTTCACTTCTTCCTTGCTGCTTGGCCCGTCGTGGGCATTTGGTTTGCTGCCCTTGGTGTTAGCACTATGGCATTCAACCTGAATGGCTTTAACTACAACCAGTCGATCCTCGATCACTCAAGTCATGTAGTTAATACCTGGGCTGACATCTTGAACAGAGCTAACCTTGGCTTTGAAGTGATGCATGAACGTAACGCCCACAACTTCCCATTGGATCTAGCTTCTGCTAGCTCTATTGAAGTGGCCTTGACTGCGCCAAGTATTGGCTGAGTTTAAGGATGCGTTGGAGGTCATCTCCTAGCAGTCCCAAAGCTGTGTTGCAATTGCTGCACAGCAACCCTCTTACTTTCCCTGTGTCGTGGCAATGGTCTACGTGCAGGGATTTTTTCTTGGGAGGTTGTCCGCAGACTTCACACTTGCCATCACAACGCACAAGCATTTGATCGTATTGTTCTAGACCAATCCCGTAGTTCCACTTCAGATTGCGATCTTTGGCGTGATCTTTACCTAAGCGGTCAGCTCGCTGTTTAACTCTCTTCTTATAGCAGGTCTTACATGAACCGTGTCTCTTGCCCTTCTTTCCGTATTTATAGAAATCAGTATCCGGCTTTGTAGACCCGCACTTAGTGCAGGTTTTCACTATCAAATATATTGATTACTCTTCTAAAGTAATACTTTTACACCAGAGGTGAGGGCTTCTTGATACTCTCTGGTCTGAGGTTCTCAGCTCTCTGCTTGTTAGCCGAGACCTCCTGCATACGCATCTGCTGTGCCCTGATGCCCGGAGCGTAAGCGTTAGCGCCTTTATATCGCTTCGTTGTGTTTGTAGGACGTGAGTAGTTATATGCAGCAGCTCCACGCCGTGCACGGGTGCGTGCAAGTGCCTGAGCCCTGCGATTGCTCACTGCGCCTCTGTCTTCCTTACGGAGATAGCGTTTGTCAACTGGCTTGTTTCTAAGATTGGCAGACACTATCTTCTATTGCACTACAACTATTTTATATCTTTCTTATACGCTCTTTCTAGTTTATTGACGTCAGCATCTTTATTATCAGTGACCGGCCAGCGTTGTAGCCGTAGCGCAGCACGCCACAGCCGTAAACGATGCCGTAGCCACCAAATAAGCATCACACTCCAATAGTTTCTTTTACCTCACGCAATGCCTTGGCCATAGGGCTGACAGTGATCAGCATCTTCTTAGCCAGCTCAGCATTCTGTGCTTCGTTCTTTTGAATCAGCTCAGCACGCAATGCATTAATGTCATTAGCAAATGACTTACGACGCTGATCATCAGTGTACTTGGTGAACTTCATTGCAACCAGCAGTGCAACGACAGGTCCCACGATCATCTCAACCATTTTCTTTACAAATATTCTTGGCTTAAATCTAACAATAATCAGACAAAGGTGAGACCGTCGTCTTCAAGATCGTCGTTCTCCCAACCTTCATCTTCGATATCTGTGCTCATTACTTCCTCTTCCTGCATAACAAGAAGCTCCATGAATGTGTCTTCAGACATGATCTCAGGTAGACCATTGCCATTCTCTTCAATCTTGATCAAAAGTCCATTGGCAGCCAGCGTTTGCTGAATGCCATTCTTCATATCCATGCGGGACTTAAGCAGCCGCAAGGCAGTCTTCTCCAGTGCGTGACGGCTCATTTTGCCGACTTCGTATCGTGCTCTCGACAGTGCAAACCTTTGCTCGATACTTAACTTCACTGGACTCTGGTTCGAGGACATGGCGATTTTCTACCCATTCATGAATTAACTGTTCCGCAACTTCACTATGAAAGTCTTGGTTTTGAAACCACTCTACCCAATCTTGACTTCCTTTGTCTTGATTGCATGAGTGACAACATGGAACAAGGTTAGAACGTAAATCGGAACCACCTCGTGATCGTGGACGCAAATGGTCTACGGTCGTTGCTCTTTCGTTTCTACAAAAACAACACATACCTCCCCATGCATATCTAATACTGTGACGGAACTGTCTCTTTGCGGATTGAGACGTAAGACACTGGAGGTTAGCCATAAGCTCACCCCACTCTTCGGGAATGCGCATAAGTTGTTGTTACAACTGACTACACTTTACTCGGGGTTTGAGTCATTTTTGGGGGTCCAAGTTGTTCTCATTTCACCACCCAAAAGTGTTTCCCCATCTTCTGTCTCAGTTGTTACCCACTCCCATTCAGGCTTCAATGAGTCTTCCACAAGACGCAAATAATCTTCCTCCGCAGCATCGAGTTTGTGCGGAAGTGTTGCGTAGAATTTTCTATCTTGTATGTACCGATGCACCGGATCCCAAGAACTACGTGTGTTGAACTTAAAAAGCCACACGCCATCCTTAGGTATGTTGCTCAGAGCTTTTTTCCAGACTTCATCTGACCAAGCACATGAAATACAAGTTGAATAATGCTGTTGTCCTTCAGAGGGCTGAGTGCAATGATTTCACTTGCAGCAGCAATACAGATCCAGAACGCAGCTGATTCTAAAATAGCCATGACATTCACTTATCAACACATATATTCTAGCCACGCTAACTACCGTGGTTTTCTATAAATACCCTTTTTTATTCTCCCTCTCCTTCCTATCTGAATATTTATTTTCAAGGGTTAGTAGAGCAGTGTGGTTAGTGTGGTTTCGTGGCTTTACTCCCACTCGTCTAAATGATATTTGCGTTTCATAAAATTTATGCGTGCCTGTTCCTCTGACACGTGAGCATCAATCTTATCCTCTAGACGTGCAAGCACCTTAAACAACTCTTGAAACTGGAGACGGAACTCTTCTTTAGTAACGTACCTTTCGGCAACTTTAAGTTCTAGTTGATCCATACGGCGGTCGGCAGCATCGATTTTTCTGAATGACACACCGAAGAGTGACAGCATTGCTGCTACTCCTGCGGCCATTAAGTATTCAGGCATAATCACTACTCCGAGTGTACTAAATGAGAGTCTGCTTAAAGAAAGTACCCCTTTCTCATTTTATGCTATGCGCACACGTAACCACTCCAGGTACCCTTCCGCAGCAAGGTTATTGACTCATTGCTTTCTCAGGTTCTATTCTAATAGCTGTAACTGTTCATACTTATCGTCAAGTAATATTTGACCGTAACTTGCGGTCATTCCTTTAGCAGAATGCCCAAGAATGCTTGCTGCAATTGAGTATTCTATCCGTGCTCTACGCATCCTAGTTGTTATGTGATGACGCAAGCCATGAGCAGAATGACCACACCGATGCTTCATGTATCTACTGAAGTTATCACCAGCTTTTGGGTTAGTACTAAAAGGGAAATTCTCGATAAATCTCTCGTAGTTCCGGTGTATTGGCACCTGCCTGCGACTGGGTTTGTTCTTAATTCCCCTGATCCCATTGGGGTATATCTTGAAGTGTGGGAAGTCGTGGTCTAAAAAAATATCTTCAGGCTGCAGATTACAAAGTTCTGAAACACGTAAGCCGTGATACCAGAGTCCCATGAACAGTGGGTGATCTGCGAGGCCACATTCTTCGTAGTGGCTGAAGGGTAAAAACGGATAATCCTTCTCTCCCTTCTCCAGACCTTCTAATGATCCAACCCAAGGATTGGTTGTGACAGTGCGAGTTTTAATACCCCACTTCCAGATCGCTTGACAGTATCCAAGTTGCGTTCGGACGTAGCCACTTTTGTAGCCCCTGTCAAGTAGTTCGATGCGACGGTCAATGGCAAAGTCTTCGTCAACTGATTCCGCATCTTTGGTTTCAAATCCTCGGATTGCGTATTGCCAACCTTTGATGGTTGCGTTAGCTGGACGTCTGAAAGAAGCAGATCGCTTCAGAAGCTGTTGAACCGTGGTCATTTGAAATATAAGCATCGCCAATACGGTTATACCGTTGACACAAGTTCCCTGTGGGGTTTACCTTTAGGGATCGCTCTTTGCGGGCGTTGTGTAATGGTAAGACCGCTCTGGTCTACCTGTTACACTTTCGGGTCGCCTTGCGGGTGTTGTGTAGTGGTAAGACCGGCTTGACGTTGGCGGACTTACTTTACTCTGACTTGGGCTCGAATGACGGCAGATCTAGAGGATCTTTGCCTCCGTCGCAGATAGCAACAGCACGCTTGTAAAACATATTGTCACGCTTGTGATCGGGCAGCGTTTCAAAATAATCCTTGACTTTCTGCCAGTTGTCTTTTTCGTCTTGGCTCATGAGTTTTCTATGGATTGAAGATGGTCCATCTCTGCGTGCATCTGGTCACTCAGCTGACAAACCTGTGCGCATGCACCGATGATTAAGCCGCGTTGATGAGGTGAAAGTTCTGCATCTAGAGCATCTTCAGAAAGAATGTGTGCAATATCTCCCAAACACATAATGATTGCTGGTAGACCCCACTTTTCCGTCAGACCGTGCATAACTGAAAGCAGAGGATTGTCTCCACTTTCGACAGCATCCCAAAATTCTTGGCGTTCTTCAGGTAACATGTTGATACTCTACCGTTAATTACATTGTAGTTGTAGAATTAGCGTAGGACAATATACAGAATATGGCCAAACTTACGCTTGATGAGTTTAAGAACTTCTTTAAGTATTACCAGGGTGAGCCTCACCAGCAGCATGCAGTTGGCCTTCTTTACGATCACCTTGATCGTGCTCTATTTGACAATCAGCTATATACCGACAGTGAGTGGGTAGAAACGTATCGGCAATCGACACCTGCCACTATCGAAGATATGTGGGAAGAGGAGAAAGTTCCTGCTGCTCCGGCCAAGCAATGGCCTTGTACTAAAGAGCAACTCGGGGAGATAATGCTGTGTTCCCCCGATTCACTGCCGGACAGTTTGATGGATGATTTCGCTGAATGCGTTGAACTATATGACCTGAATGAAATTAATATTGCATATTTTTTGGGGCAGTGCGGGCACGAATCTGCTGGGCTGAGATATCCCGTCGAAATACACGATGGGAGCAACTATGAGTTCCGCCGGGATCTCGGGAATGTCTATCCGGGTGACGGAGTCAAGTTCGCTGGAACTGGCTGGATCCAAGTCACAGGTAGGTACAATCACTCACGCTTCAGTGAGTACCTCGATAAGAAGAACAAGCACGACAGCGGCATTTTGAATATCGGTAAAACTTACACGTCCGAAAAATATCCCTGGAGTATCAGTGGTTTCTGGTGGTATGACAACAACATGGTTGACTATTGCAACACCATGCCTGACGTGGATGAAGTTGGAGCCCGAGTGAACGGGCGTTATTTACCTAACGGGTATCAAGACAGACGGGACTACACCCGTCGTGCCTTCTCAGTCCTCGGTCTCTGATTCTTCTTCCGGGGCAAACTCAAGAGTTTCAACTAATTGTGAAATAAGGTTTGTCCCGAATGCAATCAAGTTACCGTCGCCGGTAGTACGAGCACTGGCGTAGGTATTAATTGCCGACACCAGTTCAGATTTTTTGCAAGCCATTTATTTGAAGTAACTTGTAGTCAATCTAGCAAATAAGATTAACTCTTAAGTGCGGTTATCTCGGCTTCAAGAGCTTCGATACGAGCCATGGCTTCTTGCAGGGCAGCTTGGAACTTCAGCGTCAGCACGGAGTACTTAACAGACTTAGTTGTGGTGCCCGTTTCTTGCTCACGGATTTCCGTCAACTGATTACCTTCATCATCCAACTGAGGTGAACCGTCTTCATTCCACAGGGGAACTTTAATAGTTTGCGTGTCGTCCGTTTCAGTGATTAGGCTTGGGCTAATAGCTTCAAGCTCTTGAGCGATAACACCCATACGCTCACCTTCGCCATGAGCTTCTTTGTCTTTGAACTCATACTTGACGAAACGCACAGCTTTTACAGAATCCCACTGTGATTCAACGTCACGAACATTCTCTTTCAGCTTGGCATCAGAAATAGCACCGTAGCTGTTGTTGGTGTTTATGACGTTACCATTGGTAGCCACAAGGAAAGACAAGGATGCGCCAGCTCCAGAAATACCAGAGGCGCTGTGTTGACCAAGAATCAAGTTTTTGTTTGAAGCTGCACCCTGACCAGTGAATACATTTAAAGCGCCATTAGTCGAAGTACCTCTAATACGCAACATTCCGCCGGAATCAATTTGAAGGCGGTTTACTGCTGCTGTTTTAAAAGTTAGACTTTCATCACTATGGGAATATTCCACAGTACCTCGGTAACCGGAATCATCAGCCGAAGCGGCATCCGAAAAAACGATACCACTATTTGTAGTAGCACGAACTTCTATGTAACTAGAAGTTCTGTTAGCAGCACCAACTTGAAGGAGACGATCGGTTAAACCACTAGGGCTAAGATGACCTATGAAAACCTCCCCTTCGTTAGAGATAGCAAAATCGGTGTAGTTACCAGATCTAGTAATGAAGAACGGATCTCCAGTTACTGAACCTTCAATGCCCATGCCAACAGCATTAGCTCCTCTGAGTAATTGAATGTGCTGACTAGCTGCAATGCTGGCAGAATCACTAAGCTGCAGAGTGACACCGTTTGTTTGACCTAAGCCTTGTACTTTGACTTTTGCAGTGCTAGCAGCAGTGCCAATACCGAGCCTTCCGTTGGCGTCAATCTCAATGTGCTCAGTACCATCTTTATAGATCTTGAAGTTAACTGCACCTGCTTCTGCACCAAACTTCCAGTTAGCTCCTGAGCCACCATTAATTCCAGAGAACGTTTCATAGAAAGCACCTGCTCCTGCACCTGGATGTGCATTAATCCTGAGACCAGAAGTAGTGCCGTTTTCTTGAGTAATTTCAACTTGACGACTGGAGTTGACGCTGGTTTGGTTGAATGCAGCACGACCGTTCGCATCAAGAAGGAACTTGACATTGCCTGCAACAGACCACTCATGTGCCAGAGCCCTGTATTTCAGGTTCATCCACAGGCTGGTGTCCCGATCATAGGACTGAATATGACTGGTATCTGCACTGCTTTTGAACAGCTCAAGACCAGCTCCTGAAGTAGGGGTGATGTTCTCAGTAATCTGAACACCGCCACTGACTTTCACCAGTCCAGTAGGAGAAATACCTAACCTTTCAGAAGTATTGCTAGAGTTTCTTGTCAACAATGACAGTCCACCTTCGTTTACATTTCCTGTTGAGACACCACGGATTTCAGCGAAATTGCGGATGGTGCTACCAGAATCATTACCTTGGAACTGAATGATTGGTCCACTTCCATCTGCATAAGCACTGGTGTCTCTGAGTTTTACAGTTGTATTATCTCCATGAACCTCAAGCTGCTCTGTGCCTGTTGATGCTCCAATATACAGATGTCCGTTGTCATCGAGCCTCATCCGCTCAATACTATTTGTAGTAAAGACGAGAGTGTTGGCGGCGGGAGAACACAGCCCGTTACCCATGCCGGTTGTAGATCCAAAGTTGTCACGACAAATAAAGCCGTGTGCCTTGACCCTTGCGTCTGTAGAGCTACTTGACCTGACTTCCAATCTTTCTGATGGATCGCTTGCATTTATACCGACCTTTCCATCGGTATCAATCCGAGCAATCTCTGTAGAACTCAATCCGTCAGCATTACCTTGGAAGAAACGAATAGGTCCATCTACGCCACGTAGCTGAAGCTCGTTAGTGTCTACACCGATGTAAGCACGCCTAGCATCATTGATATTGAATTCCTGATAAACGGCTGACCCCGTTGTACGTATCTCAAACTTAGTGTTCGCAGCACTTACGGTCCCAGTGCCGCCAAGCTTCAGCTCACCTTCTGAGTTTGAAATCTGACCAGAAGAGAACACAAGGTCACCAGACATTGTGTCTCCAGCCTTATCCACAAACGGAGTGGTGATAACTTCATTGCCGTTCGTTGCTTTGATATTACCAACGTTATCTACATACAGCGCACGGTCACCACCACCGCCAAGAGTGGTAATGGCAAGATCACCTGTCATGGTGTCGCCACTGATATTTACATAGACGTCATCAACAACGTTCTGGTTGTCTGCTTTCCAAAAACCGTTAGGACTCGTACCTACGTAAGTATAGGTAACGCCATTTTCAGAATACGTATCCCCATTACTAGGAGAGTTGGGGAAATTCAGTACAGCCATCTGCTCGACACTTAGTGCTTTCTATATTTTACTAACTAATATCTTCTTCTACTGGTGCTGGATCCTCCCATGCAAGATACTCGCCACCTGTGATGTATGTTTCAAGATCTTCTACAGTTGTGCACAGGTTAATCGCCGCTTCGTACTCACCACACCATCTGCGGATATCTGAGCGCTCGTTAAGAATTTCAACAGGGATTGCCGTGCCTAGCTCAGCTCTTCTCACAACATACCAATCACTTTGGACAAGAAGTTTGTTGGCTGAATCCTTTGCTTGAGCAATGAAGGTTTCTTTTAGTTGATCTAAGTCTTTAGGAATTTTGTTACCTTCTTCATCAAAGCCCCAGTAAAACCGTTGATCATACGCTGGTTGTGCTTCAGCTACTTCAATGATGCCGATTGCTTGTTTCTCAGCTAAGGGGGATAGACGCAGCCAGTTAGCCGGGTACTGAATACCATTATGAGTAAATGCTTGATCATAAGCAAGCCGTTTACCATCTAACAAAAGCATGATTCTAGTGCCTCAATACTACAATTTTAACGTTAATAAGCTCTAGCAGTTTTAAACGGATGCTCAGCGAAGGTGGCAAAAAGATAAGTACGACCATTGTCTCCACCAGGAGCCCCATGATGGCGAATTTTAAATCCGTTGCTTAAGAAATCAAAGTTGACTTGGCTACTGCTGTAATAGGAATCTTCGGCATTAGAAACGTTGGCTGCTAATGAGCCACCGGCAGCACCATTAGGCCTACGTTCAGTGTCTAGCAAGATCCAATCGCCACCATGAAATGAAGTATTTCTGAATAATATAAATTTAGGCTTAAATCCAGTGTAAACAAAAGTATTGTCTGAAGTACCATTGCCGGCATATGAACCAATAGAGCTATAGCCTTCGATGCTAGTGAAGCAATAAGCCACGTAATTATCACCATTGTTTCCTGTGTAGCTATCGCCCGAAACAGATACAACACTAGAAGTAGGAGATGTATTGCCCCATACGTTAAAAGTTTGTGGCGATGTACTATTATTTAGCATTAAATATTGAGTATTTGGAATGGCTTTATGCCAAACGGTCCAGGCTGCACTACTGTTTCTCCGTTTTACTATCACCATTTCAGGTGCAGCATTTAGGCCGTGACCAAAGGTGCCGCCTTCTGTTCCTGTATAGGTAACAATAGAGAACCCAGCAAGTGGGTTGGCACGAACACTAGCTGTAATACTGCCATCAGTATTAGTGACTGTTGAAGATCCAGCGTCCCAGATCCAACCGACATACGTTTGATTCAATTGGTTCACGTCATTTGCATTGCCCACGCTAAAACCTGTGGGATCGAAGGCAGTCACGTTGTTGGTCAAAGTATCTTCACCACTACCATCGTTTGCATACAAACGTTTGGTAGTACCCCGAACCGTATCTTGAATAACATGATCTGATGTTCCAGATCGCTTTTTGATCCAAACAAAGTCTGGACTAAAGTCAGTTGCAATATTGCTTACATTGCCGTTGCCCAACCACTTCTTCACATTGAAGTATTGATTGCCAGCAGCAATCGTTGGTTCCGGCAGATTGGTTGTGCAAAGTGACTTGTAACCTGTTGGTGGCGTGTAAGCAAATGGGCGTTGGCCGAAGTTAAAAAAAGCTGAGGTTGAAGGATAATATGATATGTAATAAGGAAAAACAGTATTTGACGCTAACGGCGAAGAAGAGATATTAATAGACCCCAGCGCCGAGTTGTTTTTGAAAAACTGTACTGTATTTCCATCTAAATCAATAGCAACTCCAAGAATATCGCCGTTAGCTAAAGCGCTGCCATAACTCACCCTATTGGAACTTCCGCCCTGATCAAGCAAATACTTGCCATCATCACAATAAATAAGAGCACCATCGTCCATAACAGAAGTAGTGTCTTGTGGTGCATTGGCATTAATATCAACCCCAGCAGTTGCAATGCCTGCAAAAATTGAGGCAGTTTCTGTTTTAAGCTCGTAATACCATTTGCCAGAGCTAACTCCAAGAGTACCTCTGATCCCACTCCACCCTGCGGATGCATTTTTAACTTCCATGTTGCCATTCTGCGTTGCAACATTAGACTTCATGTCTAATGGATTCATGACGCAATAGTTCCCGCCATTGTTGCCAGAATCTGCCGTGTAATTAGTCGGCGTGTCGATTAGGCTGTCAATGCCCTCCGAACCAGAACCAACAGAAATAAGGTTGCTTGCATAAACCCTATTCGATGCAGACATTCCTGCTACGTCATTAATGCCGCCGCTAGATGTAATAAGTGGAGACGATGGAACAGTGTAATTCGCAGTTCGACCTGCCCCGACATAAACAACCGCATCAAGCATATAACCAGCTACGTTGTAGCTAGTTCCGGATAGAGCAAAAAAATTAAATTGTTCATTCGCAGAAACCGTGTTGGTTGCGTTACCGCAACTTGCAGTCACAACAGCCGTACCGTCAACAAACCCAGTGAGCGTGTTTCCGCTCCTAGAAAGCGCAATGTGCTGCCAAGTGCCTGTACTTAAAGGCGAGCCGGTGCTGGTAGCAGATGTACCAGGACTAACGTGTCTAATTTTTATATTTCCATCACTTCTCACTTCAAAGTATTTGTAAGCGCCTCCAATATCTACCCCTATTTGATTGCCAGCTGTGTGATCATCAAAATTGATCCAACAGGCCATAAAAAATTCTGTTGAAGCGCTATTTGTGGCATCAACATTAAATCCACCTCTATTTAGACGTAATGCAGCACCTTCGTAGTGCGATGGGTTGCTCATAGGCAATGTCAACGAACTTGCTTGGCTTACCGTTCCATATTCAGTGTAAGTAGAGGATTCAGTGTCGTAATTTGAACCCCTAGGAGCGCTCAAAACGCTAGCCGCAGCAGAAATATTATTAGGAGTCCAAGTATTACTATTACCACTACTACTGTCATTTCCGAGAGCAGCGTTAGTACTGTTGTCAGAAAAATCAAGATGGTAGGAATTAGCGCCTAGGTTGTCCTGAAGGATTTGGCCATTCACTCTGATTGCATTGAACTCAGGTGCTCGGCTTGTCCGTGAAATTCTAATTTTAGTTATCGGGCCTGAGTATGTTGTTGGAGCGTGCCACTGTAATCCAGTTGGGTCACTTGAACCTTGATCAACTTGTGTGCTTCCATCAAACAAAGTAATAACCATACCTTGCCCAGAGCTAACAGCTGCATAAGCTTGCACACTGCCTGATGTAACATTTGCTTCATAAGGAATGTCTACATAAGCATTGGTAGTGTCACCTTCAAATCTGTTCCCTAAGTCTCCATTGAATCCCTGAGAAAGTGGGTGAGCACCAGCTGCGCCACCGCTGCTAATCGTAGCAATGTTTGTATAGACAGTACTGCTGGAGTATTCTCCAGTAAATGCTTTAGGCTGCCAAACACCATAAGTATCGAACTCACCGAAAGCAGTGCAATCAAGTGCTTGACCGTCAATGAAGTTTACTTCGGCTAAATAGCCGTCGAAATAAGTGGTGCTCTGGACTCTTCCAATGTCATGCCTCTCAGTGCTATTCCACCTTGTATCTGCGTTTAAGCTAGGGTAAGTGGCATTAGCAAAACTTGTTATTTGCTCTCCGTTTATATATAACTTAATTCTGTCTGACTCTGTCGGTTGCGTGGTGTCGTATGCGATAACAAAGTGATACCACGCTGAAGGATCACGAAACACAGCATTGGTTCGTAAGTCATAACTGCCATCGCCATATATCCTAAGATTGTTTGGAGACTCGTCAGAGAAGCGTACAAAGTCGCCATTACCTGAGGTTCCTGCGCTTATTATTCCAACGTTACTTGTGGGGATTGCGCTTCTTTTTAACCAAAGAGATATGGTAAACGTCTTCCGATTACTTGCAGACGATGGAGTTCTATTTAAATATGAAGTATCACTACTGTTAAACCGAAGAGATCTTTCGATTTTAAATCCAGCAGCGGCTCCTTGTCCAGAGGCACCAGCAAGAATATTATTAAAAATGCTCATGAGTAATTGAGAGTAGCTACAGCTTGAATTGATAAACCACTGCGAACGATGTAATCAATACGATCAACAGCGCCAGCGGCAGTACTGAGTGTGGGTGCTACACCGCCTGGGAACTCCCAGTAAGAGCCCCAGCTAATTGTATTTCCACCACCAGACTGAATGATCCAAATAGATCCACTTTGACCGACAGCAAGACTAGCGTTTGTTGGGTTAGCAATCGTTCTATTACCTGCAATCGTAACAGTAAATAGAGTACCTTCTGTGAAGTTAGGAGTAATGGTTGCTGCGTCAGTTAGCGTGTGAATGTCAGCACGTGCACCCTTAGTAACTGCAAGTGATTCGACAGCTACTGCGCCAGCAAAGGTCGCTGAGCCGTTACCGTACACAAGCACGGCATCACTCATTGAATCGTTTCTATTAAGTACTCGGAGGTAAGGCTGAGCTTGGTCTCCAGTCTTTTTAAGTGTTAGCTGTCCATCGGTTTCAATTGCTAATCCATTGTCAGCAAACGTCGCCGAGCCGTCAGCCATAAGCTTGGTTGCAGCTCCAGTACCATCGACACCTGTAGGATTGATGTAATAGCCTTGAGTCAAGAACAGGTGAGCAGAAGCATTGCCACTGTTATTGGCATTGCCCATGCGTAGCAAATTATCTGCTCCAGTATTATTAGGGTTTTGAATGCGAATGTTTCCAGCACCTGCATCAATTGAGCATCTTGCATCACTAACATTTTCACTGGTAGAACCAATTAGCAATGAGCCAAAACGACTGATTCCACTAAAACGTCCTGCTGGAGTGCTAGCGCCTGAGATAGACAAGGCACCCCGCATATCAAGCTGACCGCCAGAACTGAAGTACCACTGCTGAACACCACCAACTATGCCTTGAGCACTGCCGCTGGCAAAGATATTCGTGCCAGTTACAAGCTCACTACCAGCCGTAATTGTTGAACCAAACACCGCTGCTCCGTTAGCGGCTATTGTGACTGTCTGATCACTAGCAGCGTTTCCACCAACATAAGCTTCAAAAACGTTTGGAGTTGCTCCATCGTTGCGGACTTGAACAACACCAAAAGGACGGATGTTCGTGCCCGCTTGCGTAAGTGCTTGGGAGTTGACATCTACACTATTAGCAAACTTTGCGCTGCCGTCGCCTTTGATGGTTGCGGTCGGGGAGCTGGAACCTTCGTTAAACGCCAGGAACGCTTCTGTCCCAGATGCAGGGGTTACATAGATCGTACCGTTGGCGGAGATGTAAGAACCCTTCGTGCCGTCATATCCGTTGCCTCCCCACTGCTGGTTTCCACTTACAAATATTTGAGTATTACCTCCAGCAAACTCTGCGCTGCCGTTAGCGAATATCTTGCTCGTGAAGTCAGCGGCAGCACCATCGTACGTCTGGAAACAAACTCCAGATGCGGCCGGATTGTTTACTGTAATACCATTAGATGTTTGCCACCTGAAGTATGAATCAGCCCCGACTCCAGTTGGACCAGCAACAAGTGATCCATTAAACGTTGCGGTTCCTGTGACACTGAGGTTGCCACTCAATGAGCCAGCTGCAGCAGAGAGGGTTCCAGTAAATGTTCCGTTTCCATTTTCATCAACGGTAAATAACGTCGTACCTGACGTGCCAGTACCGTTGTGGGCAATCTCAAAAGTATTGCTTGTGGAATCATTGTCAGCATCGATATTGATGATCAGACCGTCATCGGAATTAATGATGCCGTCTGATACACCGGAGTTGCCAATGAGCACTGGTCCTGTGAATGAAGCGGCTGCTGCAGCGTTAGAGAAGCTGACGGTGCCTGTAGCAATGTCGCCTGCAGCTTGTAGATAGCGAGTATCAGCTTCAGTCTTGCTGTAATAGTTAGTCGTTAGGTCAATGGTATCAGGAGCTGCATCAACCCACTGGCTAGAGTCAGCGTCTGTGTAATAGATATAAGTACGTCCGTCGTCTTTGTTATACCAAAGCTCACCATTAACAGCTGAGGACGGGGGTGTAGCAGAGACACGAGCAACGCCACCAATGAATGCAGTGCCGGTAAGGTCTCCAGTCAGAGTGCCACCAGACAGCTTTACGTATCGATCGTCAAGTGTTCCAGACTGATTGCTGCTGTCACTTAGATCCGGGAACAAACCCAGCTTGACATTACGAATACTATTCCCACTATCTTTGTAAAACAGGGTGGGGTCAGTACTTTCAAAGTTAATGGCAAGTTCGCCAAACTCCATCTGTGAAGCGGTTGGTGCCTTAGCCGCTCCGCCATCAAGGACGCTACTGCGCTTTAACTGAATCTTCATTGCTAAAAAGCTCTAAACGACGAGTAATAACCCTCTGTTTATTCTATCGATAACGTGCAGTCTTCTTAGCGACGTCGTCAGGCTGTTTGCTAAATTGCTTGCCTTTACGAATAGCAGCACGCTTCTTAGCTGTACTCCGTGCATACTCTTTGTCAGACAGCGCCTCACGAGCTTTCTTCGGCAAATAGCGTTCGCCAGTTGCCTTTTTGCCTTGGGTACTATTCTTCCCAGACTTCGTTCCCCAGTCTTCTTTCGTCCACTTGTCTAAGGACTTTTGAGTTTTGTGCTTAGCCATTGTCCGAATGTGGATGTAAGTTTTTTGGAGCAACTATCCAAGGATGAGTATTCTGCAAATGAATTCTGTGCATTAATGGATGTTGATTACTTTGCTCAGATCTAAGCTGACGCATTCTTTTGCTCAGCTCTTTATGCAGATCCATCAGCTACAACCTTTCTTGTAGCCACCGCCATTTTTCTTATAGCGATTAGCCAGAAGCTGAGCTTTACGTGCAGACCACTGACCAGGCTTACCACCTTTGCTGCCAGCTTTGATGCTATTAAACAGGTTCTTCCGCATCCCTGGCTTGGTGTAGCAGCCTGATTCATTGACTCTGGACTTTTTCTTCTTTTCAGCCATTAGTCTTTATTGATAATGTTCTTATAGAAGGTAGCCTTCCTCTTCATTTTAGTGGTTGCGTCAGGGTCTTTTAAAACCTTGTTCGCATATTGCTTGCGTCCAGCTGGAGTATCTGGATAGCCAGCTTTTGTTGCGGCTGCAGTGAATGTCCCTTTGGTTCCACCTTTTTTGCGGTGAGACATTTTCT